ACAAAAATCACTGGAGAAACAGGATGTATCCTACATTCTATTGCACACATTCATTAGGACCGATAATCACAATTACAGGAAGACGTCCTGTAAAGGTAATTGGATATGAATTTCCGCCGAATATGTTTAACTATTCAGTATCTGGCAAAGCAGGCGGCGGTGGTATGGAAATGGTAACACTTGACAACGGTGCTGTTGTAAAGAGCTTGCACGCAGGACTCAAAAGAGAACCTTCAGATCGTGGCTTTAACTATCAGGTATACTGCGAAAAAGGTATGATGGAAACAGGTCGTTTTGAAGAAAACAAGAGCTTTAACTACTATCAGGAAGAAAAGAACAGAACCTGTGAAGGTGAATGGAAAAAATATGAACCTGTAAATGATATTCAGTCAGAACTTATGAAACAGTTCCCCACACACGGCGGCAGTGACTTTTATTCAACATATTTCTTCGTTCAGAAGATTTTAGGCAAGCCTGACGGCAAGTGGAGTATTGATGTATACCAGGCTGTTGATATGGGTATTTGCGGAATTTTGGCGTGGAGAAGTGCTCTAAACGGAAACAAGCCTGTAGATGTTCCGAACTTAAGAAATCCTGAAGAACGTGATGCATACAGAAACGACCACGCGTGTACAACGCCTGAAGTTGCGGGAGATCAGTTGCTTCCTACAACATCTTATCCCAATGTTCCAAAATGTACTGATGAAATGTATAAGAAGATGGAAAGACTCTGGAAAGAGGGTAAAAATGCAAACGGTGATCCCGATTTGATTTATTCTGCTATCTTAGATGTAACAGACGAAGAAAATTATTGATAATGGAAGAAAGGCTGCAGCTGTGCTGCAGCCCTGTTTTTTTACATATCCTTTATTCCACAACCGCACACTTTTCTAGCTTTGATGCTTTCCTGAACGCGATTTAAGCACTCACCGAAACGCTGAAAATGTACAACTTCGCGCTCGCGCAAAAACTTAATAACCTGAGTTACGTCAGGATTGTCGCAGAATTTTAATATGTTGTCGTATGTGACTCTTGCCTTTTGTTCTGCTGCCAAATCTTCAACCAAGTCAGCAATTGGGTCACCCTTTACGCCAATGTATTCGGCTTTCCAGGGGTTACCTGCAGCGGCAGCAGGGTACACGCCCTTTGAGTGGTCAACATAATATGCTGCCATAGGACTTTTTTCAATTTCGCCTGCTGAGAGATTTTTTGTAAGCTGATGAACTATAGAACCCACAATCTCGAGATGCGCGAGTTCATACGCACATTGATGTTGGAAGTAGAAGGTGTAAAAAAACATCACACCTTCAGCTTTACATCAAGTTCAATCTGTGGATTTGTCCAGCTTGCGCCAGTTGGCAATCCTTCTGGTCTTATTCTTCTACCATCAACAGTGACACGCTTTGCGGTGCTTCTCATTCTTTGTGGCTTTTCTCTTTTATATTCAATTCTTTCAATGCAGGCTTTCAGAAGCTTGTTTTTCTCTTGTGCGCTTGCTTCAGGGTTCTTCAGCGCTTCAAGTGCTGCTTTGAATGTCACTGTTTTTTCTTTATAATCAACAGGTTCTGGCATAGATTCATAAGCCTTGCAAAGTGCCTGGCGCACTTCTTCTTTTTCCTTCAGCAATTTTTCCTTCAGCTGTTGAAAAATTTCTTGTGGCATTCTCTTGGCTGGATCAGGATCAGACTGTGCTTCCCACTGTGACAGTTCCTTTGCTTCCAGGTCCTTCATTTTCTTTTCAAGATTTTTTATAAGTCTTGCATGGAGCTTGATCGAATTGCCTTCATCGTTTTTCAAGCGAACTTCAAAATCTTCAATGCACTGTTCCAAAATACTGTATACGCGTTCAATCATTTCGTCATACAAACAAGAACCTGTTCTGCAATGCACTTGGTTTTCGCATGATAATCTTGGGGCTGCTCTTTCACTGCCGTCTTTATTCTTAAAAAACTTCAATGACATTGCCCTTCCGCACTGACAAAACAGAAGGCTTGCAAAGGGATTTATGATCTTGGTTGTAGGTTTTGCCCTGTGGTTCTTTCCTGTTTTCATAAGTGCTGCATTGAATAATTCTTCAGAGATAATTCCATCATGCCTGCCTTCATAGACAAGAAATTCACCCATTTTTGCTTTTGGTCTTGTGTTGATAATTTCACTGTCTTCAACAATAGTCACTACTTTTCGCCAGTTCCACTTGACCTTGCCGATATAGTGAACATTTTCAAGCATATCTTTCAGTGCAGCTGGTGACCAGTATTCACCTTTTGGTGGCTTTATTCCCATGCGGTCCAGTGTGTGACAGATGTTTGTTCTGCCCATGTCTTTATTGACATACATATCAAAAATCATTCTGACAACATCAGCTTGTTCTTTGTTTTCCTTTAATGTGGGACACTTTCTTTTTCCGTCTGTTATCCAAATTTTATCATATCCGTATGGCGGTATTGAGCCAATATAATTGCCTTGACTGACAGAAAGAAGTCTTCCACGATTCAAAATCTTTTTAGTATATTTCAAGTAGTCATTACCACGCTTCAGTTCACTTTCAAAGGCATTCCAGTCATATTCATCACGCAGGTCATAAATTCTTTCAGGTGTTATGACATAAGTGTTCGTCAACTTCAACAGTTTCATCATTCTTCCGATGTCTTCAAGATCACCACGAGTGAGTCTTTGCGGTTCAACTACTTTGACCGCCTTATATTTTGGCGATTCTATCAATCGAAGGACTTTGTTGATTTCAGGTCTTTCCTTGATTGTTTCACCTGATACCACTTCACGAAACTTGTTTTCTTCTGGCACTATAGCGCCAAGATGCTTTTCAGCCCATTCATCAAGTATGGCTTCATGCTTTGCAAGAACTTCTTCCACTGTCAAAAGCGGATCATCAGACTGTGACTTTCTTAAATAGTCAATAACTTCTTCAGGCTTGAAATCAATCCGCATTTGATAAAACATCAGCATCACCTTCCTTTGTGTTTTTTCTTTGTTGCGGTTTGTAGGTTTTAGGCATCGTCACCTTTATAGTGCAAAATGTAACTTCTACCCGATTTTATTCTTTCGATTTTTCCTTCCTTTTCCCAGTAGTAAAGCGTTTTTGACAAGTCATCTTTTACAGACACATCAAACAATTTTATAAATTCCGCTTGAATAATTCCATCATTTTGTTTTAATAATTGGACAGTCTTTTCTTCCATTCCATTTAAATTGTTTTGTTTGGTTGTATATGTTGCCTGAAGGCTTTCCAGATTTTCCTGCAACTCTTGCAGTTCTGCTTTCCTTTTTTTAAGGTAGTCAGGCGCTGTCAATATTTCATAAAACCAAAATTCAAAGCATTCACCTTTAGATTTGCACAGTTTTTCGACATCTTCAAGGTAAATAACAAAAGACTTTAATGCTGAATATTGTTCTTTTGGTGATTTATTTCTTGAATTGAGCCATGTATTCAAAAAATGTGTATATTCTGCGTTTATCTTATCGGTAAATTCTTTGTTTTGCCTATGCCAGCCCCAGTGAAGATCACCTTCAGCTGTCAGATGTTCAAGATCATCATCAGGCATTGCAATCGCATCCAGTGCTTTCAACACATTTTTATCTGTTGGATTGCTTATGTTAGAACGAATATAATCAAGCAGACCATGACCGCTTAAAATGTTGGGTTCTTTTGTTTTTTTAAATAGGTTTGAAAACTTCAATTCAACTCACTCCTTAATTATAAATTACGCAAAAAAATTATTTTATAACACTTTGAAAAGCAACAGCTTTTCCCAAAATTCGTATATTTTCAAGTTCTTCGCCACTATATCGTAAAGTTTTGAATTGTGGATTTTCCGCATATAAAGACAAAACACCATTTTCCCTGTCATAATACACACGCTTCAGTGTTGCTTCGTCATTTATAAGTACAGCTGCAATCTCACCATCTTGAACCATTTCTTGCTGACGGATGAAAACAATATCACCATCATATATCCTTGCACCAATCATACTGTCACCTTTTGCCGTAAGGCAAAAATCGGCATGAATTGTTGTGCTTGCTTCCACATACAGTTCAATTTCTTCATTTGCAAGAATAGGTTCACCACAGGCAATATCACCGAGCATGCGAAACTTCTTCTTTTCAACATAAGAAAGCAGGGGATTAGAAACTACAACATTATTCATTTTATCTTTTTCTTGCCATCCCATCAAATACTGTGGTGTTGTTGCCAAGACTTTTGCAATGGGTTCTAAAATGTCCAGCGGAAGATTTTCAATATCACCTTTTTCATATCTATAAATTGTAGAACGATCTTTTCCAAGCTTGCTGCCTAATTCGTCAGCGCTCATTCCTAATTCTTTTCTTCTCTGCTTTATTCTCTGACCTATATCCATAAAAAAATCACCTCTGTCTTGTATTATACAATAAAAATCGCATAATTGCAACTATAAAAATAAAAAAATCGCATTTTGTGCAAAAATTATATTGACAACCGACAAAACACTGTGCTAATATAAAAATATAGTCGCGCTAAATGCGACACAGAAAACAGTTTGGAAGGTGGTGAAAAAAATGAAAATAAATAAACTAAAAGGAAAAATTGTTGAAAAGAATATGAGTGTTGAGAAATTGGCAGATGCAATCAATATTGACAGATCTTCGCTTTACAGAAAATTCAACAATGCCGAAAAAATTACCATTGGTGAAGCACTACGCATTAAAGAAGCGTTGCAGATGACTGAAGCTGAAGCATACGATATTTTTTTAGCTTAAAAGTCGCATAGTATGCGACAGAAACAAGGGGGAAGAAAACAAAATGGAAAAAATCATCATTCAAAAACAGTTTACAAAACCAGTCAGAAGTGAAAGCATTCAGTGCTGGGTGTCAAAAGACATTAGTGAACAGCTTGACAATATTAGCAACAACACTGGCATTTCAAAACAAAGAATAATGGATTTGTTGCTGAAAAAAGCACTTGATGCAGTTGAAATCATTGAATGTGAAATTTAAGGAAAGAAGAAAAGAAAATGAAAAAAATTGCAGTTACAACAAATGAAGAATTAAGAAATTTGTGCATCAAGCATCACTGGTTTGAGCATGGCACAAATAGTCAGTACGAAAAACTAATGCAGGCAAATGCCGAAGGCGTTTCCGTTGAAGAAATCGCAACAATCATCTGGCTTTGTTCTGACCATAACAAGGAATTTATTCTTTACATTTTAAAACAGACACACATCGAATATCTGAAAAGCATTTCATCAGACATGCCATGTTCTGAATAGGCTTTAATATCAGAAAGGTGTGTGATTGTATGGCGAAAAGCGACACATACAAAGAAATAAAAATATTTCGCTTTCCAAACATGGTTGCAAGGGTTCACATCCCTGACATAACGGAAGAAGAAAAGGAAAGGCGAATGAAACAAATTCAAAGAGCAGCTGCAAGCTTGCTGTTAGATTATGAAAGGGGGAAATCTTCATGCCAACAAACAAAATTAAAAACAAAATACTGAAAGGCATCAAAATCAGGGCTGAAATAGTTTTTCTCGTTTCGGTATGCTCCCTTGATGCACCAACATGGTTGCCAACAATTATGGCGATCATTTCAGGGTTGGTGTTCTTGGCAATTGATTACGGAACATTTTTATTAAGGGAAGAACGAATTGAAAAGGCGGTGGCTGAATATGTTCAGGACCAATGATCCTGTTGCAGATGCAGAAAGACACATTGCAGAGCAGGATGCAAAGCTGGACAGGCTTCCCAAATGCAGTGAATGTGATGAACCGATTCAAGATGAATATTGCTTTGAATTCAATGGTGAACTGGTTTGTGACGAATGTATGGACAACAATCACAGAAGAAGGGTTGATGATTATGTCAGCTGAACTTATCATTCTTGATTCTCATGAACAGTGGCTTCAGGAACGATCAAAAAGAATCGGTGGTTCTGATGCTTCCGCTGTGGTTGGTCTGAACCCATATAAAACAAACATTGAACTGTTTATGGAAAAGACAGGGCAGAGTGTTCCTGCTGATATATCAGACAAATCCTATGTGCAATATGGGCATGATGCTGAACCACTTTTGCGTGAACTGTTCAAGTTGGATTTCCCTGAATATGAAGTCTTTTATGAAGAAAACAATCTTTTTTTGAATGAAAAATACTCATGGGGGCATTTTTCAGCTGATGGTTGGTTGAAAGACGAAAAAGGCAGGACAGGCATTCTTGAAATAAAAACAACTGAAATTCTGCAAAGCATACAGAAGGAAAAATGGAACAAACAGCTTCCTGATAATTATTACATTCAGCTTTTGCATGGCTTTCTGATTATGGAAGCAGACTTTGCAATCCTGAAAGCGCAACTGAAAACAGTCTTTGATGGTGTGCCGTACATACAAACAAAACACTATTCGATTGAACGATCTGAAGTTGAAGCGGATATTGAATACCTTGCAACAGCTGAAGAAAGATTCTGGAAGCAAGTACAAAACAGGCAAAAACCCAACTTGATTTTGCCTGAAATATAAAAACAAGGAGAGAAGAAAAGAAATGGAACTGAAAATTTATTCACCCACAGAAGACGGATTCATTCAAGCCATTGAATGGAATCATGAAGAAATCAAAAAGGAAGTTGCTGAAAAGGTTAAGCACTACACGAACCTTGTGTATTCAGAAGACCAAGCGAAAACAGCAAAAACAGACAGGGTGCAGCTGAACAAGTTTGTTCAGGCGCTGGAAACAAAAAGAAAAGAAATCAAGAAGCAATGCCTTGCACCTTATGAAGAATTTGAAAGAAAGCTGAAAGAAATCATTGCTATTGTCAATGAACCTATTCAGATGATTGATGGTCAGGTCAAGGTATTTGAAGAACAAAAAAGGGCTGACAAGATGAAAGAAATCTTGCAGTGTTGGAATGAATTGAACACATTCGAATGGTTAGACATTTATAAAATCATCGATGAAAAGTGGCTAAATGCAACTGTAAAGATAGCTGCTATCAAAAATGAAATTGTTTTAAAAATGGATCGGATTTCAGCTGACCTTGCAACGCTTTCAAGTTTGCCTGAATTTAGCTTTGAAGCTACTGAAGTATATAAAGATACTCTTGACATCAACAAAGCCATTCAGGAAGGGAAAAGGATGGCAGATTTGCAAAAAATGAAGGCTGAAACAGAAGCAGAAATGGTCAACAGCGGAATTGCTACTGAAGACGAAGCAAAAACTGCTGTGAATGATACAGTTCAGCAATTCAGCGAACCGAAGAAAGGCTGGATTGCTTTCAAAGCACATCTTTCAACAGAAGATGCGCTTGCTTTGCGTGAATTCTTTAAGTCAAGAAATATCGAATATAAAGCTATATAAAAATTTAAAAAATAGAAAAGGAGCAAAGACAATGGCAGTAACAAATTCATTAGTAGACAAGAAATCAAACGCAAGATTAGGCTTGACAGCATATCTGACACAGGATGCAGTCAAGGACCAAATCAACAAAGTTGTGGGCGGTAAAGACGGACAGCGGTTCATTTCCGCAATCATTTCAGCCACGACAACAAATCCTGCACTTCAGGAATGCACAAATCAGTCAATTTTATCAGGTGCATTGCTTGGCGAATCTTTAAAACTTTCGCCTTCACCACAACTTGGACAGTATTACCTTGTACCATACAATGACAACAAAAAAGGCAAGGTTGCCCAGTTCCAGCTTGGATATAAAGGATATATTCAGCTGGCAATCCGTTCTGGTCAATACAAAAAAATGAATGTATTGGCAATTAAGGAAGGCGAATTGATTCGCTTTGATCCGCTAAATGAAGAAATCGAAGTGAAACTGATCGAAGATGAAGAAGCAAGGGAACAGGCTGAAACTATTGGCTACTATGCTATGTTTGAATATGTAAACGGATTCAAAAAAGCAATGTATTGGTCAAAAACCAAGATGGAAGCCCACGCAACCAAATATTCGCCTGGCTTTGCTGCTGACAAGAAAAAAGGCACTGCATACACATTTTGGTCAAAAGACTTTGATGGTATGGCATACAAGACGATGTTGCGCCAGCTTATAAGCAAATGGGGCATCATGTCAATAGAAATGGCAACAGCACTTGATTCTGATTATGCCGTTATAAACGAAGACGGCACAAAGAACTATGTTGAAACGGAATCAGATATTATTTACACAGAAGTGCCCGAACAGGCTGAACCACAGGAAGAAGAAAATGAATCTTCAGACAACGAAACAACAGGTGCGTCTTCTGCACTGTTTGACAAATAATAAAAAGACAAATTGAAAGGATGGCAAAAGAATGAAAAACATTGAACTAAAAGAAATTATTGGCGGTGCTTTACAGGAACAATTTTCAAAATCTTTTGAAATTGTTATTGAAAACCTTCAGAACCCTAATACACCATACAAAAACACCAGAGAAATCACAATCAAATTAAAATTCACACAGAATGAAAAGCGTGATGATGTGAAGTGCGCTGTTCAGGTGTCTGAAAAGTTAGCACCGCAAACACCGATGGAAACATCATTTGCAATCGGCAAGGATTTGCGAACAGGTGAAATCTATGCTGAAGAATACGGAAAACAGTTAAAAGGTCAGGTGTCACTTGACGATATTCCAAACACACAGATTGTTGACGGAATGGAAGTTGACACTGAAACAGGCGAGATCAAAAGCGAACAAAACGATGACAATCTTGGCAAAGTCATTGATTTAAGAAAAGCGAACTAAAAGGAAGGGGCAAAATTATGATTAAAAACGCATTAGAATACATTGTTGGCTTAAAAGCACCGAACATTCAAAGAATAGGCAATCAGACTTATTCTGACAAAAGCCTTGAAAGAATCAGCTACAATCCAAAGGCATCTGCAATTCAAATGTCTACACTATCAAGTTTGATTGATTACATCAAGGCGAACATAGATGAAAGGGCTAAAAAGATGATCGTTCATGTGAAAAGCCCTACAAAGGTATTGTATTATTCAATGCTTGATGATGAAAGAATGCGTGAATATATGGTTGAAGTCAATGCACAAGTGCCTGTATTCAGATTCAATCAATTTATTGATCACGAAGAATTCTGCATCAATCTTCAGTCAAAGTTTATCGACGAACAAACAACAGACAGGGCGCTTCTTTTGAAGTTTGCAGGAACTGTGGAAGCTGGAACTGTTGCTGAATATGGTGATGACGGTGTGACACAGAAAGCAACTGTCAAGACAGGCATTGCTTCAAAGGGTGAAGCTGTTGTTCCCAGTCCAGTGAATCTGATTCCGTACAGGACATTTGTTGAAGTTGACCAGCCGATGTCACAGTTTATCTTCAGAATGAAGCAAGAAAAATATGACGGCATTCAGTGTGCGCTTTTTGAAGCGGATGGTGGCGCATGGGAAATTGATGCCATGAATGAAATCAAGGCATTTTTAGAAGAAAATTTAAAAGACATTGAAGGTATCACAATAATTTCATAAAAGAATTCCCAGCTGGCAGTTGTTGTCAGCTGGGAAATAAAAAAATCAAATTATAGGAAGTGAAACAATGAATAGAATCATTTTAGTTGGAAGAATGACAAAAGATCCTGACCTGCGTGCGACAGAAACAGGGATTTCAGTGTGCAATTTCACTGTTGCTTGCGACAGAAAATTTGTCAAACAGGGCGAAGAAAGAAAAGCAGACTTCATCAACTGCGTTGCATGGCGACAAAGCGGTGAAGCAATTGCAAAGTATTTCAAGAAGGGTGACAGAATTGCCCTTGATGGTTCGCTTCAGGTAGAACAATATACCGATACAGAAGGCAAAAATCGGTATATTTCAAAAGTTGTTGTTGATCAGTGGGAGTTTGCGCAGAACAAAACAGAAAATGCAACACAGGGCAATTTTGCACCATTGATGTCTGAGCCGACACAGAACAGTTTTGACTATTTCACACCAGTTGAAGAAGATGACCTTCCATTTTAGAAAGTAGGTGCAAGTAATGGCTTTAAAACACGCAAAAGAAAAAGGTGCAAGATTTGAAAGATCGCTGGCTTCAAAGTTCAGGGAATACGGCTATTCAGAATCAAGAAGAACAGCACAATATTGTGGAAACACAGGGGATGCTTCAGATGTTGTCGGTCTTCCTGGTCTACATATAGAAGCAAAGCATCAGGAAACGATGCGACTATATGACTGGGTTGATCAGGCAAGAAGGGATGCAACAGCTGGCGGTGAAGGAAGACTTCCTGCTGTCTTTCACAAGAAAAACAATGCTGAAATCCTTGTCACAATGACACTTGATGATTTTATGACCATATACAGCGAATTTGCAGCTGGTTTGGAAGAAGGTGATGACATTGGCAGATGTAATGAATGAAATCAAAAACACAACAAAGATTGTCAAAGAGATTTTGACAGAAAGTGAAGCTGCAAGGAACAGCGACACTGTGTTATATATCAGAGTATGCGAAAAGCTGAATCCTGCTGTTTTATGGCATCCCTTTTTGGATGTGATTGTTACGCTGAAGGAAAACGGATTACCACCTTTTGAAACAGTAAGCAGGGCAAGGCGCAAGATACAAGCAAAGCATCCTGAACTGGCAGGATCAGAAAGGGTGACTGTTGCAAGAGCAGAAAAAGAAGAAGTGTTCAGAGAATATGCAAGGGAAGGATGATTGAAATGGATTTAAAAAAAGACGATATTATAATATCACCCTATGATTCGCCTTTCGAAATAGCATGTACTTTGATAAATGCACAAAGGGAAGCAATAAACCTTGTAACAAA